GATATAGCTATGATGATATCGATGATGATATGATAGAATATTATAGATCAGGATATTATTTAAAGAGAGAGATTACCATCGAACAAATTCAAGAGACTATAAACGAGTTAAAAGATTGGATAAAAGCTAAACAAAGAAAGGGCGCCCCAAGAACTAACGAAAGACAATACTCTGCATTGTTAGTCTTTATAAAATATGGTTGCAAAAAAAAACATGAACATCTAGGATATGCATATGAATGTTTAGATCATTGGGGCTTTATTGAAGATGAAATAAAAAACGGATGGAACAAAACAAACAAATACGCTAATATTCAATACATGAAAAGGTTATTTGATGAGTGTACAAACTATAAATTAGTTATCAAATCAGATACCAATTACCAGATGTCATGCTAAATAGAACATAAATAATAAATACAGTCCTATTAATGTTCTAATAATAGAATATTAATAGGCTTTTTGTACACCATAATGTTCCATTTTTAGAACATTATGGTGTATCACTTTCTACGATTAAGTTCTACAAAATGCTATCAATAAAGCAATTACATCATATTACATTTGCATCACAGCAATCAGAATTAAGTTTTAACCTGTAAATATATGATGCAAATGGTAAATGAAAGTAATGCACCGGCCCCCCTCTCAATGGCGGTAGTTCCACAATCTTTTCTTAATGGATTGATGGACGAAGTAAGAGAAGTAAAAAGCCTTCTTCAAAAGAAATCAGAAGAAGAAGTTAATAGCCAATGGATAGAATCCACCCAAGTAAGAAAAAGACTTGGAATATCGGCTAAAACTTGGCAAACCTATCGAGATGAAAGAAGAATCCCTTTCAGCCAGTTCGGGCGAAAAATCTATGTGAAACGTGCCGACTTAGAGAAATTCATGGAGGATCACTACATAGATACCACTAAATAAGAAAGGGGCTGACTATGGAAGAAAAGAAAAAGGCAGCCTCAACGACCGCCAATCTCCTCCACGACAGGAGCAAAGATAGCAAATCATCCCGAATAATCCAACAGGTACGATCTATTTTCTTATCTGGCCGGAAAGTAACGGCAAAAGAGATTAACGCTGAAACCAATTCGAATGATGCCAGACGTGTAATCTCCACCCTCCGTAATGATGAAGGCTGGAACATTAAAGACATTCGTCTGGATGATAGAAGAAAACTATATTGGTTAGAGCCGGACAAACGGCAAATGTCTATTGATTGGAAAGGAGGTATCAATGAGTAGAAAATCATTTGTACTTTATACAGAATGGGAAAATACATTTCATAGACTACCAAATGAACTTGCAGGCAAACTCATTAAAGTAATATTTGACTATGTCCGTACTGGAGAAGTCCCGCAAATAGATAATGCCGTAGTGGATGGGGTATTTTCTGTTTTTCAACCGTCTATAGACCGTAATATAAGCAAGTATGATGCTGCCATTGAGCAGCGCAAAGAAGCAGGAAAGAGAAGTGCCGAAAAACGCAAACGAGATGCAACGACCGTTGACGAGAGCGAACGAGATGCAACGACCGTTGAAAGTCGTTTACGGACGTCAACTGTAAGTGATAGTGTAAGTGTAAGTGATAGTGTAAGTGATACTCTCTCTCTTAATGGAGGAGTGAGAGAGGGAGCGAATAAAGTTTTCGATCTTCAATCAATCAAAGAGCAACTACTATCAGATGAAATCTGGAAAGAATCCGTTTGTATGCAATCTACTTTAGGCGTGTCTTTCATTTCTATGCTTCCCGACCAGTTAGATAAGTTTATAGCTTATATCGTTTCAATCGGAGAGGAACGGAGTATTTCGAATATATCGGATGCAAAGAGAAGGTTTACTTATTGGTGGCAGAATCACGGAAGAAAGGAGGTACAGGATGAAAACAAACAAGTCTATATTGTCCCCAATTAAAGGAATGCCACATACACCCGAAGCAGAACAGGCTGTTATCGGTTCACTTCTTAGCTTTGGCGGTGACAAGGTATTCGATGCCATATCTCCCGAATTAAACAAAGATATGTTTTATGATAACCGGTATGCCATATTGTATGATGCTATCCAGTCGCTTTATGCAAACAATAAACCGTGTGACATAGTATCGGTATCAAATGAAATCCGTTCAATGGGTAAGATTGACGAAGTGCCACTCCATTTCATCGCAGAAACTTCCAATTATGGATATGATTCATTTCATGTTGTAGAGCATGCCCTGATGGTAAAGCAGAAATACCTGCAACGGAAGGTCATTGAATTATCCCATATACTCCAACAACAAGCCTATGACGACACGGAAGATATCGGCGATATCCTTTTCAATGCAGGGAAAGCCTTAGAGCAAATGCAGCAGGATTTAATCGGGCAAAGTGAATCCCAGTCATTTAAAGACATTGCACAATCCGCATTAAAAAACATAGAGAGGAAGATGGGGATGTATAGCAGCGGGCAGCAGACAGGGATAACAACCGGATTACAGGACCTTAACGATATGAATTCCGGTTGGCATGGTGGCGAGTTGATAGTATTAGCTGCACGTCCGGCCATGGGAAAAACTGCTGTTTCTCTACATTTTGGAATGTCAGCAGCTAGACAAGGTATTCCGGTAGTCATTTTCTCTTTAGAAATGGATTCTGTCAGCCTGTATGAACGTTTCATTGCTTCAGAATCCAATGTACACCCCAGCAAATTAAGGTCCGGAAATATAAGCCAAGATGAGCTACTGCAAATAGATAAGGCAATAGGAGGAACTTTATACAGCTTACCGATAACAATAAACGATAATGCAGCTATAGGTATGAGTTACATCCGTGCGATGTGTCGTTCATATCATCAGCAAAATAACTGTGGGATGGTGATAATAGACTATCTACAGCTGATAACCGAAAGCTCAAATGGGACAAGAAACAGAGAACAGGAAATAGCCCGGATGTCCCGGGAAGCAAAGATTATCGCTAAAGAATTGAATGTACCTGTTATCCTTCTGTCACAGCTCAACCGGGAAGTAGACAAGCGGACAGATAAGAAACCTATTCTTGCTGATCTTCGGGAGTCAGGAGCCATTGAGCAGGATGCGGACATAGTTATTTTTGTTCATCGCCCGGAATATTACGGGATTAGTATAAAAGATTCATCCGGACATGAGATTTACAACTATGGTGAATTGATTATAGCCAAGCATCGAAACGGTTCTGTCGGAACTGTCAAATTCAAACACAACGGTTCCCTTACAAAGATATTCGACTACGATACGAAAGGTTATACAGAAAACAATCCTTTCTAATGAACATTGATTTTATTGTCTAAGTATTTAGTAGATTGAGAAAGATGAAAGTAATAATAGATCATAATCCGCACATTACACTATCAGACCTAAAAGAGCTGTTCAGGCTTTCTGAAGGATCGGCAAGTTTTACTGCCAATGGAGTACAATACACTATCGTTTTTTCGCTAGAGGAACAAATATGCGTCTTTCTATGGGAGTATAATGGGAAGAAAAAACAGGAGAAGATAGAGTTAAGAAAAGAGCCCAGTAATTTAGGACAGGGCTATGTGTGGTATTTTGTTTGTCCATGCACAAGGCGCAAATGTCGAAAACTATTTTTAGACGGGAATATTATAGCAAGCCGGTACGCATTTAATCACGTCTATAGCATCCAAATGGAAAATAAGCAAAATATATTCTTCCGCAAGTTAGGCAAGTTGGATGATCCTCGCAAGAAGTACGGGAAACCATTATACCGGGGGAAAATAACACTCTACGGTAAAAAAATACAGAAGTACAGGAAAAGACAGCAAATCATCAATGAAAACATAGGGAAATATATTCCTTCATTCATGTTCAATAAAACAAAGAAAAATCTATGAAACTAAGAGAATATCAAAACAACATAGCTATCCAGGCGGCCAATAAACTAACAGCTTTCGGATGCTGCTACCTATCGATGGAATGCCGGACAGGGAAAACGCTCACGGCTTTATATGCCGCTGATAAATTCAGCGCAAAAAGAGTTTTATTCATCACCAAGCTAAAAGCCATCCCCAGCGTAAAAAACGACTATATCGCATTACAACCATCTTTTAAGCTGGAAGTTGTCAATTTTGAAAGCAGCCACAAGGTGACAGGAAAGTACGACCTTGTGATAATTGATGAGGCCCATTCACTGGGAACATATCCCAAGCCAAGCAAGCGTACACAGGAGATAAGGACCATTTGCGAAGGTTTGCCCGTGCTTTATTTGTCCGGCACACCTTCACCCGAAAGCTATTCACAACTGTATCACCAATTCTGGGTATGCAGCAAATCACCGTGGAAAAGCTATAAAAGTTTCTATAAATGGGCGAAAGAGTACGTATACACACGGCAGAAGATAGTAAACGGGTATCTCATAAACGACTACTCATGCGCCAACAAACCAAAGATAGACAATGATACTAGAAACCTGTTTATCTCTTACTCCCAGGAACAGGCGGGATTTGAGGTGAATATCAACGAGCACATATTGCAGGTACAGATGGAAGACAGGAGCAGAGAATATATCAGGAGATTACAAAACGATTTGGTTGTAGACATCAGCTGCTACACTGTTCTAGGAGATTCACCGGCAAAGCTTTTGACTAAATTACATCAACTATCTTCCGGAAGTGTAATTTCCGAAAATGGCGAGCATTTGATATTTGACAGCAGTAAGGCGGATTTTGTGAAGAGCTATTTTAAAGACCGGAAAATTGCATTGTTTTACGTGTACCAATCCGAAGCGGAGTTATTGCAGTCTGTCTTCCCGAACTGGACGGACAGCCCGGAAGAGTTTCAAGTCTCATCAAACAAAGTCTTCATATCGCAAGTTCGCCGGGCACGTGAAGGTGTGAGACTTGATACAGCGGATGCTTTGATTTTCTTTAATCTCGAATTTAGTTATCTATCATACGAGCAAGGCAAGAACCGCCTAGTTTCAAAAGAGCGCACCAGCCCGGCAGACGTTTACTTTCTTTGCTCTGACTGCGGGATTGAAAGCAAGATACTGGAAGCGGTACACGGAAAAGAATCATTCACTGCCTCGTATTACTTCAAACGTCAAAACAAAAGTAGATGATATGGCAGAACTGGAAAGCAAGATACAAAGCCGGATCATCAAACGGTTAGAGGCAGAAGGTTATTATGTGGTTAAATTGATTCGTTTGTCTAATCGTTGCAAAAAGAATTAGATAACAAATATTTTATTAACCAATTTAATTTTTAAGTTATGAAACAGAAAGAATTTTATGGAAAAGGAGAAAAGCATGTTTATGTAAGAAAAGGTGATAACGGTGAAATCCTTGTGACCAAAACAAAGAACGGGGAACTCATAACGGAAGAAAATACCGTACACCTTGATGCGGAAGAAGCCCGTAAACTGGGGATTCAGTTACTAAAGCTAGGAACCGAACCGCTTGAAGGTGAATATGAATTGAAAACCGATATGGAAACTATTTCTGTCTGCCAAAGGATTAACCCAGACGATACACCGTGCAACACCGCTTGCATTGTGATTAACGAAAACGAGGATGCTAGGGAATTTTGGGAGAACAACGGACTGGAACCGAATTTCTACATAGAAGGAGAATCCCTTGAAAAACTGATTGCGTTATTGGCAAAGATTGTATGATTACTAACAAATTCAAGGCCAAGCAATGAACATTAAAAATTACAGAGTAGAAGATGTTGGTATAGGATTAGGGCTTTGTACCGGCAAAGATTTTATTCCTGTTTCATACGCTGAAGGGGAAGAGTTAGCTAAGCACCTACGTCGTACCATCCCGCTAAAGACTAAGACAATTATGTATGAACACCCGGATGCGGGATTGATTGAGATTCTCCGGGAAGATGCTATAAAAATGCTGAAAACATTAGACAGCATCTCCTGACACTAAGATTGTATAACCAATACCGGGCAGGGATGCTTTATTGATTCTCTGCCCGGAATAAACCTATAGGATTTATGAATAAAATAAAAGAAGATGAATGCTACGAATATTATGAAGCATTGTTTGAAGGCTACAAAGTTAGCTTTAAAGTGGAGAAAAACATCAAAGAATCCGTTATAAATCTTTTAATGATTGGGGATATAAACGATGTCGATAATTTTCTCCTTGAGTGTATCAGAAGTTTCAAGCTAGATATAGCTATGTTAGAGTCGTTCTTTAAAACAGATGAAGGACTGGATTTTATCACTAAATGGAAAAAGGAACACCCTGGTGAATCATTTTTCTATGATGAAACGATAAAAACACTCAAAGAAAACATCAGATCAACCTTAGTTTCTCTAATTGAATCTCAAAAAGAAGGGCTAAAGCAGATAAATAAGAACTTGTCTAAGGAAATCTTCAAAGGCAAAAACTTTTTGTAATAATGTTATAATAAAGCAAATCACTTCTCTTTTTATAACCTGCCCGGTGAAGGAGCCGGGCACTAAATTAAATTAATATGAACGAATTTAAAATTACTGATATAGTCGATCAAAAAGCGTTTGCGCAATTAGAAAAACTAAAATCCGAACTTAACAGTACTTTTGCGGCTTATAAAAAGGCAGGGGATGCTATGGCGGAAGGATTAAAGATAAAACCGGGTCCGTACAGCGAACTGATAAGCAAAGCCAAGGATTATTATGCCGCAGTAGAAAAAGTGTATGCTCTGGAGGGTAAGATAAAGAGAATACAAGAGGAGCATGAAGCAGTTCTTAAAAGATTAATAGAACAAGGTGCACAGAATGTTTCTATTATACTTAAAGAAGCTAAAGCTAATCAACTAAATGCTGATGCGGAATTGAAAGCTCAAAAGGCTGAAACTGAAAGGTTGAAGCAGCAAAGGATGCTCAATCAAGAAAGCAGAAAGAGAAAATACACCATAGAGGAAGGTGTTGCTGCATTAAATATGGAAGTAAAAACCATGAAAGATGCAGAGGAACAAAATAAAGTTCTTCGTTCTGCTAAAAAACAGCTTGATTTGACAACTGAGGAAGGGCGAAAAACGGTGGAACGGTTTAATAGTGTTATTGATCGCAATAATACGTTTTTAAAGAAGAATTCCGACCAATTAGTTCAGGCAAAGATGAATGTCGGGCGTTATAAGCAAGATTTTGAATCTGTAGTTTCTTCAATTCTGAAAGGAAATGTTTCTCTAAAAAACATGGGTAACCTAGCCAAAAGCACTGGAGACCTATTGAAATCCAGTATGGGGGCCGGTCTTGCTGAAGTAAGAATCGGAGTTGGTTCTATGATTAAAGGAATGATAGGGGCACAAGCCATAATAGGATCTTTTCAGAAAATGATAGGGCTATTCAAGTCAGGTGTACAATCCATTATCGATTTTGAGGCTGCTAATAGTAAATTAGCTGCTATTCTAGGTACGACTTCGAATAACATGAAGGATTTGTCTACTGACGCTCAACGCTTAGGGGCGGCAACTAAATATACTGCATCAGAAGCGACTAATCTACAGATAGAATTAGCTAAATTAGGTTTTACTAGAAAGGAGATTCTCCAATCAACGGAAGGAATCTTAAAATTTGCTCAGGCTACTGGAGCTGATTTGCCAGAGGCGGCAGCTTTAGCTGGTGCGGCATTGAGAATGTTTGATGCAGAAACTAGAGAGACGGAACGTTATGTATCTGCGATGGCTGTTGCAACTTCACGTAGTGCGTTATCATTTTCATATCTCGCTACTGCATTGCCTATCGTTGGCCCTGTTGCAAAGGCTTTTAATTTTACCATAGAGGACACCTTGGCATTAGTTGGAAAACTTGCAGATGCGGGATTTGACGCTTCTATGTCTGCTACTGCGACTAGAAATATCTTGTTAAACCTGGCAGATGGAAGTGGTGAATTAGCAAAAGCCCTTGGGAGGCCGGTGAAGACGCTCCCTGAATTGGTTTCTGGCTTACAAGAATTGAAAGAAAAGGGAATTGACTTAAATACTACATTAGAACTTACGGATAAACGTAGTGTTGCTGCCTTTAATGCTTTTCTTACTTCCTCCGATAAGATAGTGCCATTAAGAGATCAAATTACTGGAGCAACAGGGGAGTTAAATGATATGGCTGAGACTATGGGAGGTAATGTTCAAGGGGCAATTGCAGGCTTGTCATCAGCTTGGGAAGCGTTTATGCTATCTTTCTATGATTCAAAAGGAACAATGAAAGATGTTCTTGATTTTTTT